TTTTAAATCCATAATATTTGAATTTGATACATGAAATGTCGGTAATTGTAATTCTCCTATAAAAGAATTCTTCATTTGATTTTTTAATAAATTAAACAACTCAAGTGACGTAATCTCTTGTAAATCATCTTTATTCTGGTCTAATACATCTATAAAACAAGATGTCATCACATTTCCATCTCCTGTAACAAATGAATCTTGATTATCTAACGATGATCCAAATGAAACCCAGTCAAAATACTTTTGTGTTTTGTCAATCATTGAACCAGATGAACAATGATCTGATATAATAATTATCAATGGTTTGCTAATTACACCACTATCAAAAACAGCACTATCAATTATTTTTGTTAATTCATCATCTATTAAACTACCATCTGGTAATTGATATAATTCATCATAACTATCTATATTTGTTTCATTAGGATTAATTTCTTGTTTAATTTCATCACCATCTAAATCATGTGTTTGATTTCCATGACCATTCATATAAATATATATTTTAGGTTCTCTTGGATTATTTAATAAAGATGTTTTAATAAATGAATACATTGTTTGTTTTATTTTCGATAATGATACAACTGTTCCTATTAAGTGTGTTATATTATCATTTGGAATATCTATATAAAAAGATAATTTTTTAGAAAATTCCATTGATCCTTTCTCAGATGTTTGTGTACCCCAATAATCTTTAGAAATAACTAATAAATATTTTGATGACATTTATATAATTATCTATTATATAAATACAATTTTTAATTTTAAAATTAATATTATTTCATTATGGCTATAGATTGTACTAAGCCAAATTTAAGTCAGCAGGAACAAAGTTTATGTTCTTGTAAACTAGCAACAGAAACTATGATAACATTAATATTTTTAATTTTTTAAAAATTAACTTTTATTCTACATAAACGCCACCTGTTAATAATATCCATGCACCATTACCACTATCACTTTCTGCATCAAATAATAATTTAGCACATTGACCTTGGCGTTTAAATATTATTCGTGTAGGTTGTGAATTAATATTAATAGGATTTGGTGCTATTAATTTGTTTGGTCCAAAATATAAATTGTATTTACATCCCTGACCCATTGAATTACATACTATTATTTTCATTGTACCATCTGTAATACTTTGACTCGATCCTATTGTTCCTGTAGCTTCATAAGAATTACCAACCACTGAAAATATTGTTACAATTGTTTCTAAATTAGGATTTCTAGTTGGTAAGTATTGTTGTGAGTCAGATGCCATTGTGTACCTATCTATACTATAGATTAAAGAACTTGTCAGTGTTACCTTTGCTAAATTTGCTGCAGCTGTATTCGTTAAATTTGAAAATTTACCTGTTTGTGGTGATGTAACACCTATAGGTGTACTATTTATATTTCCACCACTAATTTGAAAATTATTACCCATTATAGCATTTGACCCAGCAGATATAGCACCATCTAATATAAATCCACTTAAATTATTTGCAAATACTTTATTTACTTCTATATCACTTAATGTACCTGAAACAACATTGTCAGTTATAACAGCATCTTTATAATAAACCCATCTTTGACTTGAACTCTTAAAACCATAAAAACCAGTTTTATAACCTAAACTACCTGATGTAAGAGTTGAATTACCTTCTGTTGTCCAATAATTAACCTGAATACCTACGTCTTTACCTTGAAATGTAGTTAAATTACTTTTAACAGTTCCTTTTGTTCCAGATTCTGTTAAACTAGAACTATTCGTTATTGTAAATTGTGTTCCATTTATTATACTTGTTACATTATATGTACCATCTATATTTGGTGTACTATCAGAATTTTTTATAAAAATTGTGTCACCTACACTAAGATTATGTATGGAATTTACTGTTATTTTAACATTACCAGATAAAGGATCAGTGTAATTACTAATATCTGTTATATCTAAATATTGTGATGTTCCTAATGGTAAAATATATCTATTTAAATCTGATTCTGGATCAGGACTTGATGTTATTGTTCCTATAACATTTATATTTCCAGAAATTGTAAAATTTGATGTATTTATTCCAATTCCATTATATCCATTTATTAATAATTGTGTTCCATCACTTAAAATACTATCTGATGTAGATCCAAATGATAAGATTGTATTTGTTGGTATTAATACAGTTCCCGTTGATTTTTTTGGTGTTAAATTAATATTTCCAGAAGAACTTGTAATATTTAAATTACCATTACTTGACATTATATAATTACTAGAAGTTTGACTTCCAAAATATAATGGTGTATTATTTGAAATGTTTACTGAAGAACTTCCCGACGTATTAACATTTAAATAAATATTACCTGTTTGAGAAGTTATATTTATATCATTTGTTGATTTTAAAGTTAAATTACCAGATGTGGTTACAGATATAGAATTAGTTGTTGTTCCAAAATTTAAATTGGAATTATAATTTACATTAATATTACCAGAACTTAGATTTAATACACCTGATGAAGAACCAGATATAGTAGTAACATTATTTATCCTTCCATTTTGAATATCTAAATTTGTAAAATATCCATCTCTGAATTGTACATTTCCATAAGATCCAGAAAAAACTTCATTTGTGTTAACTCCGTCTTGTATAAATACAAATCGTTCTAATGAATTTTTATAACCAAAAAATCCTGTTTTTGCCGTAGTATTATTATTCCATTTAAATTCTATACCACGATCTTTATTATCATTGATAACAGGACCTGTAACACCACCAATTGAAAAAATAGGATCTTGTAAATTTGTTACTGTACTATAAATAGTAGTTGTAGTTCCATTTATTTGCACATTTCCATTTAAAATAACTCTACCACTTCCTGATAAACTTGTTATTGTTAAATTACCATTCGAATCACTTGATATAGAATTATTTGTATTACCAAACGATAAAGGAATATTATATGGCATTTCGACCTTTGTTCCTGCTGATAACATAATATTATTTGAACTTATATAAGTATTACTAGTTGCCACAATATTTACTGTACCACCACATCCAATTAATGTATTCAAATTTGATATTGTACCACAATTCAAATTTATTGAACCAGTACTTTGAAAAATTAAATTTTCTTTTAAATACAGACTATTAAACTCAGCTGAACCTATAGTACCAGTTATAACTTCGTTTGTATTTAATGTATCTGAATAATATGTAAATCTTTGTGTAGAATTTTTCCAACCAAACCACCCACTTTTTAATATATTGTAATTGTATTCAATACCTCTGTCTTTTAAATCATTATTATTGTAATTTGCCAATGTTAAAATAGGATCTGTAAATTTCACATTTTCCATATTAATATTTACTGTACTTCCTGTGGTACCAGAAATAGTAAAATTGCCACTAGAAAATAATGTAGTACCATTCCCATTTATCACATTTAAATTAGTTGTTGTAATATTTGTATTACCTGACATGTTGGTTATATTCATATTACCAGATACATCTGATTTAATTGATATATTACGATTGGAATCAAAGTATAATATTGTACCAGTAGATAAATTAACAGAAGAATTTGCTGATAAATTAATTTCATTAATATTTTTTAAATCAATTGAATTACTAATTCCATTACCATATAAAACTAAATTTCCTAATGAATTTGAAATACTATTTGTCGTTCCAGTCATATTAAAAATCAAGTTTCTATTATTTAAAAGTCTTACATTTCCACCTGTGCTATATAAATTTATGTCTCCAGAATTTGAAGTTAAAACAATATTGCCACTAGAACTACTAACATTAACATTACTTGTTGCTATTAAATTATTTGAATTACCAAGTATAAAAATTCCACTTGTTGTTCCCCATATTCGTTCTGTAGAATTACCTAATTGTATACTAGTTGAATTTGGTATAATAATATTACCACCTGTAGTCGTAAGATACATGTTTTTATTTGTATTTATTAACAAATCACCAGATGTATTAGAAGATATTCTTTGTGAACCTATTGATGTTCCATCAAATGATAAATAAGTATTTACAGGAATTATAACACTTGCTGCTGAAATACTAATATTTTGGGGTGTAGATAATCTTAAATTACCATTTGTACTTTCACGTATATTACTCCCACTTGTACCAAATGTAATAGGAATATTATTTTTTACATAAATGTCACTATTTGCACCTAATGTAATTCTATTACCAGCTGTAATATTTAAATTATTTGTTGCATCAATATTTATTGTACCTCCACAACCTGTAATTTTATTGACATTTAATAAAAAACCACAATTTAGATCAAAACTTCCTCCTGTAATTAATGTAACTGTATTTGCACTAATATCACCAATTTCAAATTGACCAGATGCCCCTGATATTATTTCACCGTTATTTGTTGCATCTGGTATAAAAGTAAATTTGTTTGTAGATGTTTTATAACCGAACCAACCTAGTTTCATTGAACCACTTGATGATAAATATCTATATTCAATACCACGATCTTTATTATCTTGTGAAGCTAACACATAGTCTCCTATTGTAACAACTGGATCAGTTATCTTTGTATTAGTTGTTTTAATCTCGGTTAATAATCCTGATTGTATTATACTATTTGTTCCTATTATATTAATAGATGATCCGTTATAATTAATATAATTTCCAGTTGATATGTAATTACCAGTTGTACCAGATGCAAAATGTATTTGCGTATTTGTAGGTATTAATAATGAATTACCACTAGATACATTAAAAAAGACGTCTTTATTACTTGAAACAATTAAACCACTTGTATTTCCAGAAACAGAATTAGTTGTAGTTCCAAATGTTAATTTTATATTTTCAGGAATTGTAACAAATGTTGTTGCATTAAGATTAATTTGACTGCTTGGAATTTTAACTAATGATCCAGTTGTTAAATTAGATATAAAAACACTTGTATCACTTATTGTAAATGAAGTTGGTGATAAAACACTACCAACTGTATAATTATTATTAAAAGAACCAGCACTACTAATTGTTATAACATTACCACTTTTTAAATTATGATTAGTTAATGTAGTAATTGTTGTAATACCTTGACTTGTATTTGTTAATATCATTGAATTTGATATCACTAGAGGTTCTGTGATTAAAGAAATATCTCCATTTATAGTTTTGTAAGTTTGACCATTAAATGTAGATAAAACACTAGATCCACTTGTAGATTGTAATAATATGTTATTTTTAACATCAAAAGTTAAACTACCATTTTGCATTTGTGTGTAAAAATTTCCATATGAAGAAACATTATATACAGGGCCATTTAAATAAACTGATCCACCATTAGGAATTATTTCTACATCACCACCTATATTTGTTGCTCGTATAAAATTATTACAAATTCTTAAATTTCCTAAATACGAACATCCATTTACTCGAAATGTAGAATTACCTAAATTTAGTGTTGCAGTATTATAATCCCAATCCAAAAATGAACCAATAATATCACTTCTAAATAATACATCACCACTTGCAGTTATATCTGTAAAATACGCATAACTAGCTGTAGGTACACCAATTGGAGAGTCACTTATTTCTGCTTTGTCAATATTACCAGAAAAAATTCCATTTTCAATTAAACCTTGTATACTTAAATTTTCAAGTACTAAATTATTAGTAGCAATTGTATCAAAACTACCATAATTAGATTGTAATATTTGACCCTTTAATGGTTTTGTTAAAGGTTTCATAGAAACATTTGAACTCATTTTAAACTCTAATATTTAGAAATAAAAATAAAAAAAAAAATAGCCTTAATATTTACTTTTAAATTGATATTAATCATTTTAAAAGTAATGTATTATTCAATTATGTCTCGAATATATGTTTCAACTGAAGTTGTCTTTGTAGTTGGAAATCTAGGAATACCCTTATCTGTTAATTCAAAATATTTTACATATAGTTTTTTTCCTTTATATTTAAAATTTTTAATACAATTTTCATATAATATTTGTCGTTCTTGTTTTGTTCCACCTGGTCTAACATGAAATTCATCACCGTTTTTATTTTTACAAACCCAAACAATTAAATTTTTATTTTCTTTACTAGTATCATTTTCATATGTAAAATTAATAATCTCAAACTCTTCGTCTTTAAAATCTTTGTATTTTAAAAGATCTGAAGATCTTAATTTACATTTATACAAACCAGTTTTATTACGTATAATACTTCCTTCATAATTATTAATAATAAAATTATTATGATATTGTTTTATCATTTCTTCAGATTTTACTTCCAATGTTTCTACTAATTTTATCATTTTAAATTTATTTGTTTCTATTAATGTTTTTAATTTTATAAATCTATTATTAAAAGGAGTATTTTCAATAATAACATCGTACACATGATATTCAATCTTGTTAAGATATTCTATATCATCGTTTTCTAATCGTTTTTTTCTTAAAATACCTAATTTTTCAAATAAACAATTATGTATATAAAGTTCTCCATCTAAAATAATATCATCTTTAATAGACATTAATTCTTTATATAATTCTGTTTGTTTTATTATAGAAAATTCTTTACCTTGTCTGGAATTACACAATTTATCTTTACTATTAAAAATACAACGATAACCATCTAGCTTTGGTTGAATATATGCAGGAAATACTAATTTATTTTTATGTTTATTAAAATCTTGTGCTAACATTGGATAAATTGTTTTTTTATTTTCTGTTTGTTCTTTTATTGTATTGTCATTTGCAACTTCACTATCAAGTTTATTTAAATTTAAAATAGAATATCCTTCAGTAATTTTTTTATTCCATTTTGATTCAGCTTCTAAAACAGCTTGAGTAAAATGTGTTGTAAAATTACTTTTATTTAAATTTTTACCTAAATTTAATCTTCGTCTTTGTTCAATTAATCGTTTATAACCATAAATAATAACAATTTCTGAAAAATCAAGATATTTTTCAACTCTTAAACACCATGTTCTAGTTTTACCATGTGCATCTTTTTCATATAATGTTTCGTACTGTTTTATTTCAATTGGACTATCACTTACACTCATTACTTCTATTTAATATTTTAATTAATTCAATTTTTTAAATTAATTCTAATTGTTCGCTTTCTGATAATTTTTTCCCACCATTATATTCGTATGCCCATTTATTATCTAATAAATATTGTGATAAACATATATCATAATTATTTGTCTTTTGATTTAAACAATATACATTTGCTAATAATCTACCATATTTATCAAATTCTAAACATTCAACCCAAACTATTGTTAATTTTTTATCTAAAACTTCTCTAATTTCATTTTTTGTTAAATTATCTGATAATGTAATTAATTTTACAAGTTCGTTTTTTGCATTTTCTGCAAAATGTCTTAAATCACTATTATCACTATGTAATTCACTTGTATCAATACCATTAAGTCTGACATTAAATTTAAAGTAATTATCATAAATTGGTAAAATTATTGATAAACTATCACCATCTATAATATCAACTAATCTTCCATATGTTTTTAGATTATTTAATGTGAACCGTGGAGTTTTTAATCCGTAATTTTTAAACGCATTAATGTCAATCATATTATTAATTAATAAATAAATTTAAAAGTAAATAATTATTTAATATTATAATAATAATGTCTGAACAAATTTTAAAAAATTACAAGAATACACTTAATAATATGAATAATTTGTTAAATCAAATGCTTAATTCTAAAGACCAACAATATATTGATAACAAAAGACAACAAACAATTAAATTATTAGAAAATTTTGTACAAAATTTAGAAATAACAGATTATTTATTAATTGACTGCAATCCTATAGTTCCAAAAGATGTTTTTATTGAAATGTATTTTAATTTAGGAACATTATATAAAGATCAAACTGAATATTTTTTAAAACAAAACAATAACAATTTAACAGAAAAACTTGAAAATGAATTTAGAACGAGTTTAAATTGTTTTTATAATATTTTACGAATTTCATTTGAAAATGAAATGGCTATAAAACAAATAATAAGTATTTTTACACAGCTTTGTTTTTTTTCACAAAATAACTTGCAAAAATCATTGAATTATTTACAAGAAGCGTTATTATATTCACCTGGTAATGAAACTATTCATTATAATATTGGTCATGTTTTTCAAAAAATAAATAAATTAGAAATGTCTTTAATACATTATAAATTATCATTAAATTTGATTAATGCAAATTTAAATAAAAAAGAACAATTAAAAGAAGCCGAAAGATTGCGTTTAAATTGTTTAAATGGAATTAGTTATATTTATAGATCAGTAAAACAATGGCCTCAAGCACTGTATTATTTATTAAAATCCGAAGCTATAAATAATACTGATCCAGATATCCAAAATCAATTAGGCGTTGTTTATACAGAAATGAGAAGAACAGATTTAGCAGAAATTGCATATAATAAAGCAATAAAACATTATGAAAAAACGTTTATATCTAATGATTCAAAATTCTTTTTAGCTGAAATATATTTAAATTTAGGTCATATGCATTCATATAATGGTGATAATAATAAATCAATAGAATGTTATAATAAATCTTTACAAATCTATCCCAAATTTACTTTACCATTCCAAAATAAAATCATGAATTTAAGTTATATTTTTGATGAATTACAAGATAAAATGTATATACTTAATCAACACAAATTAGTTAATAAAATTTATGAAAAAGGAAATGGTATGTTTAAATTCAATAAATCTTTTTTTAATAGTGAAAAGATTAACATTGGAATTATTTCAGGCGATTTTATGGATCACCCTGTAAGTTATTTTATTAGTCCACTATTAAAAAACTTTAATAACACTGAATTTACAATAACATGTTATTCGGAATGTATTATTAATACAAAATTATATAATGATAATATTAAATTTAAATTAATTAAAAATATGTCCAATAAACAAATTGCAAATATTGTTTACGATGATAAAATTCATATTTTACTTGATTTATCTGGACATACTGCATTCAATCGTTTAGATGTTTTTGCACTAAAACCAAGTCCTATTCAAATAACTTATATTGGATATCCATATTCAACTGGATTAAACGAAATGGATTATAGAATCACTGACAAAACTTGTGATAATCCAGATGTTTCTCAAAAATTTTATACTGAAAAGTTGTTGTATCTTGAAAATTCTTTCCTATGTTATGATCCAAATATTATAACAATGAATAATCCTGTTACAAAACAATTCAAATTAGAAATTTCACCCACACCTTATTTAACAAATAGATATATTACTATAGGATGTTTTAATCGTCTTAATAAAATAACTGATAATGTTATTAAATTATTCAATGAAATTATGTTAAAATTTAGTTCTATACGTTTTGTTTTTAAAACTAAAGCTTTAATTAATAAAAATATTCAAAAATCATTTTTAAATAAGTTTAATAATTCTGTTCGATCACGAATTACTATATTAGATTGTACAATATCACACGATGAACATTTATTAACTTATAATAAAGTAGATTTAGCAATAGATACATTCCCATATTCTGGTACAACAACTAGCTGCGAAGCTTTATTTATGGGTGTTCCTGTTTTTAGTTTATATGATTCAGAATTCTACTTTCACCCCCAAAACGTAACGTGTAGTATATTACGGTCGAGTAATTTAGAACATTATATAGTAAATAATAAACAGGAATTATTTGATAAACTTAAATCTATAAATAACGAAACGGATGATTTTTGGTATAATCTTAAAAACAATACCAAAAATAAATTTTTATCAGGAAAAGTTTGTGATCAAAAAGAATACATTAAAAATATACAAAATTTATTTAAACAAACATTTGAAAAATATCAATTGCAAAATTTTTGATAATGTCTTACAATTTCATTAAATTTCTTAACTGTTTTTATAAGTATTTCTAAAATCTTAGGTTTAAGGTAAATAATTTATTTGAGGCAAACCCTGTACTTTTCTATGATAATTCGTTATTTTTATTAATTCATCCCTGTTTTTAGGATCACCATAACGAAGTGTATAACCATCATCATGTTCAACATTGTCAGGATAAAGATTCCACCAAATAGCACCACTTATATTACGATTATTTTGTATATAATTAAACCATTCTTGTGAAAAATGTGGACTATACTCTCCTATAATATAAGGTTTTTTTAAATCAACTGCCTTTTTTAGACCATTATTTAATCGAGTATAATCTTCACCATAAAAATGTGCTCCAAATGCATCAATTGTCTTTATACTAAACTCATCTGATGTTGATGATCCTAAACATTCATCTGTACCAGCTAATACCATGTGATTCTTATCAATACTTTTTATATATTTTGATATATCCTCTAACCATTCTTTTGTAGGAATTGTTGTTTTACCACCCCACTTTGTATCATCTCTTATATTACCTAATTCATTCCCAATTTCAATTAAAAATAAATTAGGATCATCTTTAATAGCAACACCAGTATACTGATTGACATGATTTAACCATGCACTTATATACGCTTTGAAATCATTTCTCACAATCTTATTTGTCCAAAAATCAGATTTTTTAATTCCTCTTTTTTTACAATAATCACCATAATTCCCATTATACCAAAAATAATTATCTGTCAATGGACATATCAATTTAATATTATATTTTTTAGCTAAATAAAAACTATAATCAATAGAAGCCCATGCATTCTTATTATTTAAATTTTCTAATAAAGATTTTTCTGATCCAGAAGAATGACCTAATGTATGACTTCTTATTACTGTACTTGACATTTTCTTAGCCTTTATAAACATATCCTCTATAACACCTTTAGAAGGATAATTATAACTCTCATCTAATCCTAACCAATATACATTTACTCCTACTACATAAAACTTTTTTCCTTGTAATGTAAAATCATAACCATTCCATATCACAAAATTTTTCGTTGGTATAGGCGTAAGTAATGGCTTTGGTTTTCTTACAATTATAGATTGTTGTTTTGACTTTGGTTTTCTTACAATTATAGATTGTTGTTTTGACTTTGGTTTTCTTACAATTATAGATTGTTGTTTTGACTTTGGTTTTGATTTTAGTAAAAAAGTTCTGCTTTCAATTGATTTAACTATATAATCGCAAATTATACTATTACCATTCTGTTTACATTTTGTGCCAGGTGCACAATCTTTATATACCCAATTATCATATACGCACGTATCAAAACCATTATTATGACATTTCATATCACCTAAATTACATTTATTTAATTCAGTTAACATTTCAACTTGTTCAAATCTTTCTAAGTGTTTTTCTTTTTCATCCCCTTCTGGACATTCAACTTGTTCAACCCGTTCTGGACGTTTTACTCTTTCATCCCGTTCTGGACGTTTTACTCTTTCATCCCGTTCTGGACGTTTTACTCTTTCATCCCGTTCTGGACGTTTTACTCTTTCATCCCGTTCTGGACGTTTTACTCTTTCTTCTCGTTCTGGACGTTTTACTTGTTCTTGATTGTTATTTACTGTAACAACTATTTCTCGTCTATTATAAAATAACGTTCTTCCATCTTTTTCAGCTGAATCCCCAGGATTCCATTCTGGAACAGTTGGATATCCTGGTAAATTAACAACTAATAATTCAGTTCCTTTTAATTCTGCAAATTTATTTGGTGAATTACCATTATTAACTGTAACATCAGTACATTCCATATAATATTCTCTATTACCTATACGATTAACCCATGTCCAAAAAACTGTCATTTTACCACCTGGAGCATCATCTGGCAAATCAAAATTATAAGTCATTGAATCTAATAAACATGAATTTAAAACTGTTTTTAAAACTAAAAAATGAGAATTATCATAAGAAATTCCAAATTGACAATGTCCACCACCATGTACAGCTGTTCCTTCTAAAGTTACTTGTATATTATTACCATTAAATGTACTAACGGAAGGTCCTTGAGGAAATCCTTTACATGGAAAGCTGAAGAAATCTGGTGGAACATTTAATGGTGATCGAAGGTTGTAATTTACCAAACCTTGTGAAACATAATATGAACTTGCTTGATTTCTTCTTGATGGTGGATTAATCATTGAAATATGAGAATTTATACCTAACAAACTTGTTAAAATATATATAATTTTCATTACTATATATAGTTATTTTATAAATAATTCTTTTACGCACTTAAAATGAAAGGATCATCTGTTAAAATATAATTTTTGGTACCTTGGTCATTTTCTATATAACCTACTTTCTTTAAAGTTTCTTTGTCATAAATAAAATGATTATCTACATAATAAAATGTATCATCTATTAATTTTGTTTTTAAATTATCTTTATTTATATTATTTTTAGTTTCTTCTTTATTATTTAAAATAAGGATATCTTGATTAATAGCCTTTTCATTAAATTGATCACGAAATGTTAAATAATGATGTCTTTTACAATACTTTGAATCCTCAAATGTTTTATTTATACATTTATTTCCATTTTTAGAAAATCCTTTACAAAAATTTGTTTCTTCTCGTTTATCTAATAAATCTATTTTAAATTTATTTAAAAGAATTTCACGTTTAACCTTTTCATCTGTATCTTTATAAAAAATATCATATTCTTCTAATATTTTATCTATAATATTAGAGATATCATTTAAATAAGCGCGTTCTAAATTCATTGGTAAATTTTTAATACGCCTAATTAACCTCTGTGTTTCCATTTTTAACTTTTCTTTTTATATTTGCAAAAATATTTCTATTTTTTATTACACATTGCCATTTTTTTTCAATTGTTTTTTCTTCAAATCCATTAAATAACTTATTTAATCCTATACCTATATCCATTTTTTCATTTTCATTGTCAGTGTCTTCAGTGTCATTTTCATTGTTGTCATTTTCATTATTGTCATTTTCATTATTGTCATTTTCATTTATGTCATTTTCATTTATGTCATTTTCATTGTTGTCATTTTCATTGTTGTCATTTTCATTTACATTAATATAATATGTATAATCACATTTATTATTATCTAGCTCTTTAATATAAAATATAAATAATTTACAATTTTCTTTGTAAACATTAATTGAATTTTTGGGTTTTGTAAATTTTATTTCTGTTTTATCACATTCCATTTCTCCAGTTTTATCACTTTTACTTGTAAATTTTAAATATTTAATGTGTTTGAACTGATTGTCAAAAAGTAAATTAATAGTTTCATCTAATATTTTATATGACTTTAATTTCATTTAAATAATAGTATATATATATTATTATTTAAATAAAAATACAATTTAATCCTTATTATATCTTAATTTATCATTTCTATCAAGAATATTCTCTAAAACTTGATTTGGAATACCTAATTTTTCTTGTAAATATTTTAATGCTAAAGTTTCTTTTGGAAGACACTTTCCACCAAATCCTTTTAAACCATCGTGACCTGGTACATCAGTATGTGATTCACCTATTCTCGGTTCTAATTTAAATAAGGACTGTAAATTTTTATATTCTACACCAAATTTATTACAAATTTCATTTATTTCATTAAAATACCAAACTTTAACTGCCAAAAATACATTAACTGTATATTTAAATAATTCACATTCTTCAGGTGACTTACATATAACATTAATTTCCTTGTGTTTATAAAGTGTTCGCATTACATCTGAAACCTTTGTATCTATATTATCACTACCTACTAAACAAAAATCTGCA